GTCGGACTAAAAGATTACAATTTCTGCTCTTGTTTAGGGAAAAACCACAGGCGGACCTGTGATGAAAAAACCCTAAAAAGTTTTCTTAAAATAGTCCGCCCATGTAATGAGCTTTAAAAACCACAAAGTGGAAATGAGTCGACTGTAACGATACTCATTTTTTGTATAAACCAACTAGGTTGGTGCTGCTGGATCAGCGTACACATATATTAATGGTACGTTGAGAAAGAAAAGGAAAGAAAAATCTGTTCCAATTCCAAAATAAATCTTTAAGTGAGAACTAAAAGATCTGTTAGCAATATTACTCCTCTTCGATACAACACTGACAATAGTATTGTCAATATTGGAATCATCCAAGGAATTGCCCAATACAGCAGCATCAGGAGAACACTGTCTCATTCTAAATCGAGAATAGTACGGATATTGTACTGCTAACGATTCAGATGTATTAACAGATGTCTCACAAATACCTGGATTGGTATTGGGTAAATTGGCAACATAAAAACGTTTTAATCTATCAAAGGTAAAAGCCCCATCAAGAAAAACTTGCCCAGTTTGGGCATCACCAATTGTTACCGAACGTGGAAAACGTTGTGCATTTGTTAGGTATACCTGGAGTCTTGTGTCATCGCGCACTGTATCATAATAGTAATTAACAGCGCCACGACAACCTAAATAACAGCCTGCAAACCAATGATAAGGTGTATTATATACCCAATTGTATCTAACATTTGCATTGTTTGCTTGATTCCTAGCCAAATCAATCCCATTAGGATCATAACCAGGAAAACAAGGCAAACGATTTAAAGCACACTGGGAAACAATTAAATTTGCATCTGTATCTCGATCTATTGGCGTAGCACGCCATAAATTTCGACGACGCAAAATTGTTCGTATATTACGAACAACTTCCCCAAAGTAAATTTCATAGTTTGTATCATTTTGTGGTACATCAACTCCCAGTTGAGTTGGTGCTTCGAGAGCATATTCGTCATTCTGTAATGTGAAATATTTCACATTTTGTGGTACGCCTCTGGGATTGGCGAACTCCAAATTCTCGGCACCTCTTACTGACACTAAACATATGATAGGTGCAGAACTCACTTGAGAAGTTTGCACTGTAAAAACTTTCACATTTATATTACCATTATCAAAACCAATACTTCGGTTAAAAGTACCGGTTGAAAAAGGCACAGTGGTTTGATTTTCAGTGACCCGGCAGTATCTAAATGGTTGCATATAAGGAATCCTCATTTCAACATCAGTAGTCTCTGCTATGTCAACAATATTAGTAATTGAAGTTGGTGTCGAATCGCTATTTGCAACAACATTACCAGTAGGATCCCAAGTGATTCGAACCCTACCTCGATGATATTGAGAACAAATAAATCGAAATCGAACTATAATATCACCTCTCCAATATTCAAAGATAGAAGCTACATGCGCCATTGGTGTATTTGATAATCGTATACCACCATCAATTGCCCTCATCCAGGGCACCACTTGACTTGTGAATAAGTTTGTATTTACTGGGTCTGCTTGATTCCAAGTAAATTGTGTGAGATACGACTCTCGCTGAACAATATTTGAGATATCCATTTCATCCATACCATTTAGACCCACAACACGAGGGTCTATGGTTAGTTCTTGTTTAGGATCATATGTCAATTTATGTTCAGGATATGATATTTCAGATGATGCCAAAGTTGGCATCGTTTGAATATACATAGGTTGTGTCGGATCTATCACTGGAGGATTAGTAAAACCGAGAATACTCGCTGCTTTACCCAACCCTTCAGAAAACACACTAGTTGCTTTAAAATATTTTCCAATCATTGGTAATTTACCCAATTTACTGGCTGCTGCGGAAACAGCACTTGCCGTCATAGAAACAGGACCATTCATACTATACTCATCATTTTGCAATGCAAGTGCGTATGTTGGACCTGCTAATCGTACATTCTCAGCCCAAGCATAAACTTGTATAGTGGCTGTTTGAGAAGTTGCCCCTGATGCAGATCTCAAGGCAACAATATCTTCTATGACAACCTCACCAAAATTCTGCAACTCAGACAAAGAAGTGACATTAAGCCACTCTTGGTAATAATAAAAAGGTAAAACCATTTCACCACCTTGATTTGTCTGAGGATATAACCACAAGTGAGGTCTCTGCGAACGCAAGACTGATGCATTAGCATTAACACCAGCACCAACATTATCTGCCGAAAAAGCAGTAAGTGGTTCATATGAAACCAGTGCAGCCCCATACAAAAAGGGGGTGGCGTTTATAACGAATTTAAGCTTCAAATTACAATTCAAAAGGAAATAATTATCCAGTTTCCTCCGAATTTGCACTGTGTTAAAATATAACGCCCACGGTCTAAATGACGTAGTGCCTGGAGAACCCTGCGTCATCGTATAAGTACTGATTAAGACCGGCCGAGATAAAAATTTATCAATATCATAGTCTGACACGTATTGTTGATCAAATGTATCATCATCTATTGGTGTAAACGTGTTAGCTGAATGTTGCTCTTCCCCGGCAAAGGTAGTAGTCAGTTTGATCTCATTTTCAGGGGATGAGTTCATCGAAACCCCATGGTTGTCTACAGATTGTAGATCTATTTTTTCATTTTGTTGTGCGAGTGCACTTATAAGATTACGCATTACACTCATTTTATACGCAAAATCAAACACTTTTTTGGCCACTAACCGAAACCATCTCTAAATAGAAATTTTGGGGAACGCCCTGGTAAGTGTATGTTATAGTCCATCCTTATGTTTCGAGTAAGTGTTTTAAATTTAAAACATACAGTAACTACATATAACATGTAACATTTGGCTTAAGGACCTAGTTACATAGCCCTCTCAACGTCAGTGAGATGCCGTGAATTATAGAGAAAAGCTGACCTAAGCTCCTCCCATGTTGGTAATTGAAGACTACATTGTATAATTTCTCCTTCTTCTGTAACAATATTATCAATCAGGTAATTGTGCAGTCCAGAATCTTCAATTATTCTATTTAATATTTCACGTCTCTCATTGAAAACTTCCCTGCCATAAAAGAAATATTCTCTTATAGCGCTATGAATGGCACTTATTGATTGTGCCTCACTACTGACACTTTTTGATTTAACTTGAACAGTTAGCATCTTATTCAGACTACTATGTTCAAGTGGTGCTAAATATACTTTTAAATCTTCATCATACCTAAAAGTTCTTTTCAAAAAAGAAACTTCCGATATATTAATATAGGGGATAGAAACTGCTTCCTTATCCGCCATAGTATATTTAATACCATAACCTTCTAAACACTTTTGAATAGATGTATGGTTAAACCAATCACATCCATCTCTAACATTCATAAAGTTATCATCCCCATAGGTCATAAGAATAACGTCTCTCTTGAAGTGTTCAGGTTTGAACCCTTCAGGATTAAGCTTTGCATAAACAAAGCGCATATATAACGCATTAACTATTGAATTTATAACAACAGTTAGCGGATGACCAGAAGGATTGGAACCGAAAAATTGTATTATGTCACCATTAAAATTTTGATAATTATAAGTTGTATCAATTGCAATACCATCTATAATTTGTAAATGAGCTTCTCCACATCCATTTATCTCATGCAAACATTTTATCATACGGAATGCTTCCATAATGAACATTGCATGCATAGATTTATCAAAATTTGCATAGTCACCAGCAACAAAATTTGTGGTTCCAAATTGTGTCATGTGAAGATAAAGATTGTGCCACTCCATGGATTGACAATTTAACCCAGGAGCAGCTTCAAAAGCCTCACGATTCTCCTGAAAAGCTTTAACAAATGTTAATAATGCTTTCCTAACCACAATGCTCCAATCAATAGGAGCTCCAGCGAAAACACGAGTCTTTTTCTCTTTAATCTTCTTAAAGGAGCGAGGTTCATCTTTAAGATGCCCGGTGAAAATTGGTTTACAACTTTCACCATTAAGATATTTTTGCTCGATATCTTCAATCCTTTCATTAATTTCGTCAGGAAACTTAACTCCATCAGGATTGTCTTCTGTGGGATTGGGTATTAGAAAATTCTTTTTACTGGAACACCAAGGGTGCCCCATACTAGAATTTCTATTGATGCCATCTATATATTTGACACCAGAGATCCCATTAATGGATTCATATAAACTGAGGTATCCTAATTTTAAATCCAAATGTTGCACATCTCTAATAAAAGCATCCGTGCATTTAGCTACATCCTCATATTTGAATCCTTTTGGCATATTAACCATTGGTTTAAAAGCTATATGCCAAGGCTCCCATCCTGACATTATAGGAGCCCCTTGTTCTACGGTATAACCGTACTTAACTGCTGTATCACATATATGTGATTTTTGTACCGAACTTTTCGGTTTTGGTCGGAAACCAGATAATGTACCATAAACATTACATGTTCCGCTTTCAACCCACCTGGGCACACTCTTAGGATGAAGATCACCTAAAGTTCTCTCATATCCTTGAGCTCCCAATTGCAGATCTCCCTCCGAGATCTTTTTATCAGGAAAATCACCTCTGAAAAATGCCACAGCAACACTTGCCCTATGACATCCTGCCTGATGCAGTCCAACTAATGCCGGTCCTCGTGGAGTAACCAAAATAAGTACACCTCCACTCTCGCCTTTAATTGTATCTTCATTGGGCACGCCAACATAACCAGGTGCCACATTCCAACTTTCCTTTATAGCAGTTCGACCAATTTTAATATTGGAAACTTTCTTATAATATACCTTCGCTTGTTTATCTCTAAAAACATAGTAACCCTCATGCACACCAGCTAAGCTACCATCAGCGACAAAATTTAGAAAATTTTTCCCTGGTGGTGAAGCTAGAACTGTTATAGCAACTAAATCAGTACCACGAATTTGCCTAAGCATAGTGGGATCAATTCTACATTTGATATTATTGTTGACACCCATACTATTTGTGCGTATCAACTCTAACCAAACAGTATCCACTGCATTAACACGCTCAACATTATGCATATTGGTCACCCAAATATTACCATATATGTTGAATGCTTGACCATCACTGACCTTATTCATTTCTTCATTTGAAATGCGCAGTAATGCTGTGTTTCTGCTAATCAAACTCTTAAATTGATTAATATCGTTTACTGATTGAGATGCTTTAGGAAGATCATTTGGTACTAACTCAATTGTTTTATTGTACCAAACGTTCTCATCCTCACTTTTCTCAAATTTTGGGGTGGTTACGTTTACTTTAGATTCATTTAAACCATGTTCTGAGAATTTATATTTTTTATTTTTATCTATAAGTTTAGTTACAAAGTATACAGCCCCGATAAGAGCTAACACACCTGCAACTTGTTTTTTATATTTCAAATTAAATTTTCTCAGATAACCAGAATAACCAATCCATTGCACTTTCAGTCGGTGCAATTTTATGAGATAGTATATTGTGCTTATTAAATCATTTGTTTTTTGAGTCAACATCTTATAATTCCGTGTGCAAAACCATATTGTAGTAAATATACTTAAAGTGAAAAATATTATTCTTGTTAGGAAATTATATGTGGTTTCTTTATAAAATTCATTTTCATAATTTTGTAATTCAACACATTTGCATTTATTTTCAACATAAAAGCATTGTTTGCAAACATTGTTTTGACGTAAAACATCAATTGATGCTCCCATTTGATCTTGTTCTTTTTCATGTTTAATACTTTCTTTGCCAAACCAGACTAAAAATTCATCAATACTATTAAACTGGCAAATTTCTCTCAAGATCGCTTGATTATTATCAAGATGATTTGCTTCAACTTTCTTTACTACAATGTTCCATAAATCTGGATACTGCCCTACAGTAGTGGTTGGTACTTTACTCGAATCCAACATTTCTCGTGAATCATCCCTTCCATATTCATGTTTAACTGTGAGGTTAATAACAAATGGAAATCTACGTTGCACTGCTAACGGGCAACTGAAATAATGTGGAGCATTAATATCCTCTGAGTTGGTTGTAGCTAAAAATAAATTACATCGCATGGGTACATTACCCTTGTCTTGCAACTCAGCTTGTGGAGTAACATAAACAACATTATTTCGTATTTTGATCACTTCCATAACAGAAGGATCACCATTTGTTGCAATCTCAGGTTTCATGAAAGCTGCGTCATCCAACACAACGCACCAACAATACGTTCTAAAGTTAGACCAATAAGGATCATCACTTTGTCTTGTATATTTAAATTCTGGAGATGTATTCAATCCAAATAATTTTCCATAATAACAGAAAAGGATTTCAAGAAAAGTACTCTTACCTGTACTAGATGTAGCATAAACAAGTAGCGACATCGGACATTTCCGCGGCTTCATTGCTGCTCTTTTAGTTAACTCATTTCCTCTGACACGTCTCAATTCTGAAACCATCTTGGAAAGAGCTAATTTCTTCTTATTATCGCCCCTGAATGTTTTCAAATTATTCTCTCCTATTTCGATTTTGAGATCGAGCTCGAAAAGATAATTGAAAATATCTATTCCATGGGCTTCTGGGTTCGCCAAAAATTGACTTTGTTGTATTAAAATTATAGATTCTTCAAACCACTTATCATCAACGTAATAATCATTATAAAGAGCGTTAATGTCACCAGTCTTAATCCATCTGTATACACGCGTCAAAACAAAACTAATATTGCGAAAAACTGCGCTAATAGGATTCCATTCAGATTGATTAAAGACAAGGGCTTTTCCATATTTAAAAATTAGTTCAAGTATGCTTTTATCATGTAAATCCAATTTGAGATCTTTAAAGTTATCTTTCAGAACTATGAAAGAAATAAGACCAAACACTTGTTTAAAAAATTCAGATTGTAAAAATTCCCAAATATTACTTATATCAAATTTTTCATCATTATGTAATTCTAAATTTCCAATATAATGTATTATTAAATCAACTACTTCATATGTTTTATATCCTCTATATTTGAGAAATCTAACAACTGAATTATATAAACCGTAATTCTGGTAATCCTTATAAAAGAATAATATATCTTCAAAAAGACCAGATAAATACATACCATCTATTTTGGTGTTGTTGTAACCTTTCTTACATAAGTACTGATTTATCATTAAAAGTAAATAATTATAATCTCCATCAAGAACTTTCTTAAAAGCATATGAATTATTCTGAATTTCAAATTTCATAAATTTTTCTTGTATTTTAATTGATTCAGAGTATGGTTCATATTCTCCATTATTTAATAAACATCCACCTCGTAAACGAACTTGAACTTGAACATGAGAACCGTGATTAATACCAAAATCTTTAAGGGTAAAACCAGATCGTAAAGGTTTAGGACCATGCATTATAAAATAATCCATTTCAGGGAATTGTAAATTGATCCATCCATTAATGGCATTAATTATCTCATCTGTAGTTGTGTACGAATATATACTATATGTAATACGTCTGTCCAAACAACTAATATATATAATTTCTTGGAAAGGAACAACATAATTTTTACTCCTTATCTTGTTATATCTCTTTTTCACAGAATTTCCAATATTTTTCAGGATAATTTCGAACAGATCCATTGCGCAATCTGAACGTGTTTCATCTCCTGAATTAATGACAACATTTGGTAAAATATCAACAATTTCGCGTACAAAAGACATCTTTAAACTCGTTTCAATAATTTTTTGTACTCTGGTTCTTGGGGGGGGAAATTTCTAGGCTCCAGTCCCGAGCTGTTATAACCCACAGCGGGCTTCCGTGATATCTCCACGGCGATAGCAGACTTCTGCAAAAATTGAAAATCGATACCTAACCATCAAATTGTAGTTTTCAAGGCTACAATCATCATTTGGTATATCCGCCGGTACTTTCACACTTGAACCTTTTATCAAATGTGCTTTGAACCATGTAAATCAATTCAATCGCTTTATAAAACACTAAGAGCTAAAACATCACTATCTGCAAACGGCAGTAGCTGCTCAATATCGTCCTAAACGGATTAGATAATATGTTTATAAACCGAAAACTTAATTCCTGTGCTTCAAAGATTCCCCTCTGTAAGAATTCTGGGGTCAATTTCCAATAATGTGTTATTAACATATATGCAAATATAAGCTTTTTATAAGGTTTTATATTGTTTAATTTTATTTAAAGATTACAAAATATAACAATTTCATAAATGAAATATACACAAAAAATACTTGCTAAAGCAAGTAAGATAACGACCAGTACAAAGAGTACTGAACTATCTAAAAATTTTTCTTTAAGAACGATAGGTCGAAAATTTCCTATTATTACGAAAAATAACCTATTTTACTTAACATAAAGTGGACTCGCAAAGCGAGTGGTGGTTGGTATAATGTTACCAACAAACACTTTTAATTCGGGTTAAGTCCCTACTGTAATAAGCTGTCACAAAGAAACATTTCAATATTTCTGAGTGTCACCGACATTATACACTGAATAATACAACCTGCGTGTCTACTGGAGATGCCTGGGAACTCTATTATGTATTAATATTCAGCAAACATCGCCATGTCTCACCATATCTGGTGAATCTTCATAACTGTAGTACATTTCCGTTAGGAAATGTAC